AAGCTATCTCCACAGCAGCAAGAAGAAGTTATGCTGGCTAACATCTACATGCAGAAGTCTTCTAACTTAGAAGGGATGTTACAAGGTAATGATGAATCTGGTTTAGATTTATATTTTAAATACCATCACACAAAACCTGATCCAGCAACTGTGACTAGGGCAAAAGAATACTTTGGTAAAGAACCAGATAAAGATAATATCATGGCATTCCTACCTGATAACCTTAGACAAGAAGCTATGCAACAAGAACAACTTGATACTGATATGGAAGCTATGCGTAACAGTATGTCCCCACAAGAAACACAGATGTTTAATGATCTTGAAAGGGAAGGACAATATCAACAGCAAGAAGATATACGTCAACAACAGCAGCAGCTTAATATGGCGCAGCAACTTCGACCAGAGATGCAGCAGCAACTTAATATGCAGCAGCAACAACCAATAGCAACTACCATCCCACAGCAGACAGGTGGGTTATTAAACTCTATTAAATCTGTAGGCCAAGATTTTGATTCAGTAGGTAAGAATCGTTTTGCTGGTCACATAGCATACGAGAATGGTATGACTCTTGATGAGTTACAAGATTTAAATCCTGAAGTAGAGATTACCCGTGGATCTATGGGTAGGAATCTACAGGATGGTCAACAGTTACGAGTAGGTAAAGGTTGGTTTGATAACTTGAGCAATATGTTTTCTTAAATGGCTGATCTTAAAGTTGAGCTACTTGAATGGCAACAAGAGGTCTTTAATGATCCTGTCCGATTCAAGGTAATAGCAGCAGGTAGACGTTGTGGTAAGAGTAGGCTGGCAGCATGGTCATTGATTATAGAAGGACTACAGGCTAAGAAGGGCCAAGTCTTTTATGTTGCCCCTACTCAGGGCCAAGCAAGAGATATCATGTGGGAAACTCTTATGGAGTTAGGCCATACTGTTATCAAGAGCAGCCACATAAACAACTTACAGATTAAGCTAGTCAATGGTACTACGATTGCACTCAAGGGTGCTGACAGACCAGAGACTATGCGTGGTGTTAGCTTGAAGTTTCTCGTTATGGACGAGTATGCTGACATGAAGCCAGAAGTATGGGAACAAATACTACGACCAGCACTAGCTGACCAAAAAGGTGGTGCTATATTCATAGGTACTCCTATGGGTCGTAACCATTTCTATGATCTATACCGCCACGGGCAAGGAGATGATCCTACTTTTAAGAGTTGGCACTTTACGTCTTATGATAATAACTTACTAGACCCCGAAGAGATCGAAGCAGCTAAAGGTAGCATGTCTTCATTTGCATTTCGTCAGGAATTTCTGGCATCCTTTGAGGCAGCAGGGGGCGCAATATTCAAAGAAGATTGGATTGCGTTTGATAGTGAAGAACCTGATGAAGGTGACTACTATATCTCTGTTGACCTTGCAGGTTTTGCTGATATTGAGAAAGCTACTACGTCTAAGCAGAAGAAATTGGATACAACGTCCATATCTGTTGTCAAAGCTGGGCCTGATGGGTGGTGGGTTGATAATATTATCTATGGTCGATGGGATGTTAAGAAGACTGCCGACAAAATCTTCCAAGCTGTACGCGATTACCAGCCCATTGCTATTGGTGTAGAGAAAGGTGCATTGAAGAATGCAGTTCATCCCTACCTGACAGACAGAATGAAGCAAGAGCAGTTCTTCTTTCGTGTAGAAGAGTTGACTCATGGTAATAAACGGAAGACTGACCGAATCATATGGGCCTTGCAGGGTAGATTTGAGCATGGTCAGATAACTTTAAACGAAGGTGAGTGGAATACAGAGTTCTTAGACCAGTTATTCCAGTTCCCTAACCACTTAGTACACGATGATTTAATAGATTCGTTAGCATATATTGATCAGTTAGCTAAGATCAGCTACGCCTATGACTACGAAGAAGATGAATATGAATTTATGGATGCTATCGCAGGATATTAATTATGTCAGATGAAAACGAATTACTAATAGACGAATCCGCAGAAGGATGGATCATGGAAAAATGTGATGGCTGGCGCGATCACTTTGAATCCAACTATGAGGAACGATTTGACGAGTACAATCGCTTATGGCGTGGCATATGGTCAGGTGATGATTCCTTGCGGAAGAGTGAACGCTCTCGTTTAATCAGTCCAGCACTACAGCAAGCTGTTGAAAGCAGTGTTGCTGAAGTAGAAGAGGCTACATTCGGGCGTGGTCAATTCTTTGACATACGTGATGATGTAGATGATCCAGATCGTCAAGATGTTGAGTACCTACGTAAGCAACTAACAGAAGAATACTCACTGAACAGGACACGACAAGCTATCTCTGAGTGTATTGTTAACGCTGCTGTGTTTGGTACAGGCATTGGTGAGGTTGTTGTACAGGAAAAGACACGTAGGGTTCCTTCTACACAGCCAGCTATGGATGGTCAGGTAGCTACCTTTGGTGTTATAGAGACTAAAGAAGTCTCTTGCACTGTACGCCCTGTACTTCCACAGAACTTCTTAATAGACCCAACAGCTTCCTCTATTGAAGAGGCTTTAGGTGTAGCTATTGATGAGTATGTTCCTATCCACCAAGTACAACAGTTGATTGAAGAGGGTGTATATGAGGATGTTGATATTAGTGAAGGTAGTAACTATTCATTCTTAGATGCCCAAGATGATATTGATGATTATGATACGGACAGAGTACGATTAACTAAATACTATGGTCTAATCCCACGAGAACTGTTAGACGCTTACACCTATGATGAAGATGAGGAAGATATTTCTTTATCTGAAACCATGACAGAGAACGGATCTAACTATGTTGAGGTTGTTGCAGTCATAGCTAATGGCGCAAACATCCTTAAGCTAGAAGAAAACCCTTACATGATGCAGGATCGTCCTGTAGTTGCATTCCCTTGGGACGTAGTACCTAGTAGATTCTGGGGACGAGGTGTTTGTGAGAAGGGCTACAACAGCCAGAAAGCACTCGACACAGAGTTACGTGCGCGTATTGATGCTCTAGCCTTGACTGTCCACCCAATGATGGCTATGGACGCTTCTAGGATGCCTCGTGGGGCTAAGATGGAAGTAAAGCCAGGAAAAACTATTCTCACGAATGGTAATCCTAATGAAATTCTACAGCCTATGCACTTTGGTAACGTAGATAATATTACCTTTAGCCAAGCTGAACATCTACAACGTATGGTGCAGAATGCTACTGGTGCTGTAGACAGTGTTGGTATGGCTGGTGTAGTTAATGGACAAGCTGCTGCTGGTGCAGTGTCTATGGGCCTAGGTGCTATCATCAAGCGTCACAAGCGTACCTTGATTAACTTCCAAGAGTGCTTCCTCATTCCGTTTGTACAGCAGAGTGCGTGGCGTTACATGCAGTATCACCCTGACAAGTTCCCTACTGGTGACTTTAAGTTTGTTCCTTCTAGTTCTCTAGGAGTTATTGCCCGTGAGTACGAGGTTTCTCAGTTAGTACAACTACTACAAACTATGTCTCCTGATACTCCAATGTATCCTGAGTTGGTTAAGTCTGTTGTTGATAATATGAACCTTGCTAATCGTGAGACTCTAATTGCTAAACTATCAGAAGCAAGTCAACCAGATCCAATGGCTCAAGAAGCAGCACAGATCGACAATGCACAGAAGCAAGCATACATTGCAGTCTTACAAGGACAAGCAATGGAGTCACAAGCTAGGGCAGCTAAGGTTGCGCTTGAGACTGAACTACTTCCAATGGATGCAGAGACTGATCGTTTGAAAGTTCTCACTACTAATGTAGCTGATGGTGATGTGGATGAAAAAGAATTTCTTAAACGAGCAAAGATTGCAGAGTTAGTATTAAAAGAACGAGAGATCGAAAGTAAAGAAGCAATCGTTAATAAGCAGATGCAAGATAAATAAAATAACTCTTGACTTTTAATACTTTATGTGTTACATTCCAATCACTACTAACGCGCCCTAACATAAGGAAAACGCAATGTCAACAAATACAGATCCAGAACTAGAAAGATATTATGAATCATTGATTGATATATTCCAACTAGAAGGATGGAAGTTTCTACTAGAAGACTTTACAGAATCGGAGGAATCTCTCCGTGATCTGGTCACTTGTAGAACTGAAAAAGAATTACACTACAGACAAGGGCAATTAGACATCATTGGAAAACTATTAAGTTTTGAAAATGGTATCAAGAACTCTTATGAGGATTTCGTAAATGATTCGCGTTTATGATTTCAAATGTAGTGAATGTAGTTACACTGAAGAGAAGTTCGTACACTCCGCTTGTCACTCTGACATTCGGGAAAGTGTATGCTCTAAATGTAACAGTTTATCTCATCGACAACTAGCTGCACCTATTAGTAAGTTAGAACCCCACACAGGACACTTTGCAGGGGCTACAATCAAATGGGCAAAGCAACGCCAAAAACAGATTGAGATAGAACGCAGGAACTCATGAGTCTTCTTACTGAAGTAATCTCATTAATATTAATTCCATA